TCAGGGCTGGGTGTCCTTCTCCCGGTGGGCCCATATGCGGGTCATGATGCGCAGGGCGTCCGGGTCGATCCGGTCGACGAGGTCGGCATGCTCACGGTGCGCCCAGATGCTGCGGCCGGGCCCGGAGTTGCCGTGCTCGTAGGCGACCTCGACCGCGTCCTCGGGGTCCAGGATCAGACCGTCGCAGTGGCGGCACACATGCAGGGTCGCGGTCATGACCAGCTGTTGCCGGACGTGTCGGCGGGAGAGTGGCGCCCGTTGTAACTGTCGAGGTGACGGCCGCTGTGGTGCGGCGGACGGGTGCAGCGGCCGGCCCCGGCCGGATTGCCCAGCCAGCAGTAGCCGGCCGCGCGCCCGGCCTCCAGCGACTTCCGTGCGTCCTCCGGCGGCGCCTGCTGCCCGGTCATCGGTACCTCCGGGCGATCTGGTTCAGGGTGCGGCCCGTGTCGCAGCGCAGGCCGTCCGTGGCGCACTGCCCGCATCCGGGCGCGTGCTTGTGCAGGGCTTTTAGGGCGGCGGCCTGGACGTCGCGGCGGCAGGCTCGGGGGAACCACCGCAGGGGCTGTCCGCCGCGCTGCGTGGTGCGTTCGCCGAGGTCGACGGCTGTCTCCGTGTTCAGGGTCTCGCCGCCCCAGATGCAGGCGGTACCGCGGATCTGCCGCTCGGACAGTCCGCTCAAAGGTGGTAGCGGGAGCACTTCCTGCTCTTCAGCGGTTGATGGTGAGGCTGTAACTTGCCTCATGTCGACGCTCCTTCACGGTGTCGGCCGCATCCCGGGGCCGTTCGCGCGGTCGCCGGGATTTCTCATGTCTGCCGACGCTAGGAGCGCGTACACCGCCACCGCCAGGAATGTGCACGGATGTACACGTGACTTATTTGCCGTCTTGACCAGCTAAGGACTGTGCAAGACGGTGGTGTACATCTCTGAACACAAAACGTGCAGGAGGCGGTCATGGCCCTACAGTTCATCGGGATCGACCCGACCACGGGCACAGGTGAAAGCCCCACGGTGTGGGTCGACGACAGCACGAACGAACTGGTCATCCAAGGCTGGAAGCCAGGCCCTGAGCTCGAAGAAGAGTGCGCTGTTTTCGAAGTTCCCGGGCATGCGGCAGGGATCCCCGAGCATGAGGCAGTTGTCCGTATCCCGGCCCGCATGGTGCCGATCTTGAGGAAGGCGTGCGATGCCGCAGAACGTGCCCAGCTTCGATGAACTCCTGGACGGAGCCCAGCACTCCGCCGTGCACCTGGAAATGCGCGACTCTTACGGAGTTGCCGGTGAGGCCGACGACTTCGCCCGCTGGAAGAGCACCGGGGAGCGCGACACCGACCCCCACTCGCCCTACTGGGGTCCGTGGGTAGCGCTCATCCACCGCACGGTCGCCCGCGGCGTGACCGTGCGCCGCGCCCGTATCGTCTCCGAGCCGGTGAGCGACTACATCCGATACGAGCACGCGAGCACCGTCGTGAACGTGGAGGCTGGCGAACAGGTGAGGTGGCTGCCGCGCCGTCAGGCCAGCGACATCGCGCTGCCGGGCAACGACTTCTGGCTGATCGATGGCCGCCTGATCCGGTGGAACCACTTCACCGGTGAAGGCGCCTCTGGTGGCGGCGAGATCAGCGAGGAACCCGCTGCGGCCAAGCTGTGCGCCGACGCCTTCGAGGCGGTGTGGGAACGCGCCGTTCCCCACGACAAGTACAAGATCAGCTAACGCGAAAGTGACCAGGCCATCTCATGCCCCTCTCCCCGTCCTCGTCGGCACAGGCCGCCCGCGAAGCCGTCGCCGGGCGTCTAAAAGAACTACGTGCCGACGCGGGGATCACTGGGCCTGAGCTGGCTGGGCGCTGCGGCTGGTCCCACCCGAAGACGTACCGGATCGAGGGCGCCCGCACCCCGCCCTCGGCCGACGACATCCGCCGCTGGTGCGAAGCGTGTGGCGCCACCGGCCAAGCCGACGACATCATCGCCCAGTCCCGCAACGCCGAATCCATGTACATGGAGTGGCGGAGGAAGGTCCGCACCGGGCTGAAGCAGTTGCAGAACAGCTACGTCCCCCTGTTCAAGTCGACGCAGCTGTTCCGGATCTACTCGCCGACCCTCGTCCCCGGTCTGCTGCAGACCGAGGGGTACGCGGCCGGCCTGCTGTCGTCGATCGCCGAGTTCCGGGAGATCCCCGACGATGTCGCCGAGGCTGTGGCCGCCCGGCTGGAACGCTCTCGGGTCCTGCACGAGCCGGGCCACCGGTTCTCAATGGTCATCGAGGAGCCGGTGCTCTACTACCAGTTGGGCGACGCGGACGCCATGGCTGCCCAACTCGGCTACCTGCTGACCGCGGGGGCCCTGCCAGCGGTATCGCTGGGTGTCATCCCGAGTGCGACCCCACGACGGCGGATGTGGCCGCAGGAGTTGTTCCACGTATACGACGAGGCGCTCGTCTCGGTCGAGCTGCTGTCGGCGCGGGTGCAGGTAACTCAGCCGTCGGAGATCGCCATGTACGTGAAGGCGTTCGAGCAGATGCGCAGCATGGCCGTGTACGGGCCGGAAGCGAGAGCCCTGATCGTGAAGGCCATCGACGCCCTGAACTGACCCTGGACGCACGAAAGCGGCCCCGCCCTCCGAAGAGAGCGGGGCCGCAGTCATCTGGCGAACAGGGCGACAGCGCCCGTCGCGGCGCCGGCGAGTCCGGCGAGGACACCGATCGTGGGCATCGGCCAGCGGGCGCGTTCCAGGGTGCGGATCCTGAGCTCATGGTCTTGGACATCCGAGCGGATGTCCTTCGCCTCGTCGATGAAGCCGTCCACCTTGGACTCGATGCGGCCGACCGTCTGAGCCAGGTCCCTCACCTCCTGATACATCTGAGCAGTGGAGATGTACACCCCGGGGTCCGGGGTGCTCACGCCTTGCCCTGCGGGTCTCTGTTGGGCACCGCCCAGGTGAAGCCGAGTGCGGCGAGGACAGCCGCCACGGCGGTCAGTCCTTCCTGGGTGGTGATGGTGCTGTCGGCCAGGGCGGTGGCGAGCGAGGCTGCGCCCGCGGCCAGTCCGGACGTGACTGCCTTCGCGTACTTCGACACCTTCATGGTCAGTTCCCTTCGGTGAGTGCGTCGCCGAGCCGGTCCAGCGCGGCGTTGGCGCCTGCCTCGGCGGCGGCCTGGACCTGTTCGGCGGTGATCCCGCCCGCGTTGCCCACCACAGCGGCGAGCGCGGTCACCGCGCCCTGCAACGCACCGATCTGCGCGGTGGTCGCGGCATACTTCGCGTCGCCGTAGCGCAGGAACGTCCCTGCCGTCCGCGCCGGGTTCGTGCCCTCAGCTGCGGTCGGCGAGTCGAGCAGGTACGCCCAGTTCTCCTTCGCCGACGCCTTGGCGATCTTGCTGATTTCCGCATCGGTCAGCGGCACGTCGTCCTCCTCGGTGGTGCCCTTGGCCAGGGCGAGCAGTCGGTTGAAATCCAGGGCGCCGGGGTCGCCGTGGTCGTTCTCCGGGACATGCATGTGGCCGCACACGCCAGCGAACGCGTTCCACTCGGCGAACGTGAACCGCGAGTCCGTCGCCCCGTATGAACTCGGGTATGCGGGCCACGCCTTCGGGCCCGCCAGCGGTACGCCGTGCTGCGCGTTCATCCACCGCAGGAACACCACCAGCTCGGCGAGCGCCCAGTCCGGGGCCTCCGGCCAGAAGATGTGCGGCTTGGTGCCCCACTCGCGGTGCGTGACGGGATCACACGTGCCGACCAGCTCGACCTGGCAGACGTTCAGGGTGTTCGTCGCCACGCCACCCGGCTTGTTCACCAGCGCCCGCGACGACGTCTCAATGTCGAAATGCTGGAACCAGCGCAGCTTCTTCGCCGCCAGATCAGGGACCGCCGTCAGGTTCGGCGCCGACCCGCCACCCCCGTAGTCGGGCAGCGCGCGACCCTCCGTGGTGTGCAGGACAACGACGTTCACCTCCATCGCGTCGCCACCGAACGTGTCCTGATACCAGGCGGCCAGGCTCGCGCCTGGATACCGCTGAGGTCCGGTCTTCACGAGCCCTCCAGAGCATGAGAAAACCCCGGCTTGCTGGCTCCGGGGCGGAATGGGTCGAGATGGGTCAGGAGAACTCTGGCTGCGGGTCGAGCAGGGCCGCGGAGACGAGCGTCATGTGCTGTCCGCACAGGCCGCACTCGATGACGACAATGCCGCCGTTGGAGTAGCAGGGGTTCACCGTGAACTCCTGACCGTTGTTGGCGCAGGCCTCGTTGTCGTCGCGGGCGACGACGGAGTACCACAGCGCGGGCTCGAAGACAGGTGCGGGGGCGGGCGTGCTCACAGGCCGATCACCATCCAGTTCACGAAGGTTTGCGTGGTGTTGGTGCGGGTGGCCCACACGGTCAGGCCCGACGAGGTGACCGAGGTGGCGCTCGTGCCGGTGACCTGTGATCCGGGGCTGGTGGTGGTGGCCACGGCGTAGCCGAGGAATGTGGTGCCCTTGACGCTGAGGCCGGTGACGGCCACCGAGGTGGGGGTGTTCGCGGCGGACGGTGTGATGGCGGCCTGGCCGAAGGCGAAACTTCCCGCGGTCAGGATTCCGGTGACGTCGAGGCCGCACTCGCCGCCGTTCTCGCTCTGCAGGTAGGCGTAGGGCGTCTGGCCCAGGAAGACCGATTCCAGCCTGAGCAGGGCCTGGTGGTCGGTTGCGGCGACCGCGCCTGAGGTCAGGGTGAGGTCGGAGTACTGGTATGCGTCGCTGTCGTAGTAGACGCGGCCCGGCACCTGGACGAGGCCGTTCTCAACGGGCCGGAACGCGAGTTCTCCGGAGCCGAGGTAGGACGAGATGTTGAGGGGGCTCTGCAGGCCGCGGGTCCACAGGCCACCCGCGCCGCTGTCGTCGGGGGCGAGCTCGGCCAGCAGGACCGTGCCGTCCGCCGAGTACAGGCGGATGTTGCTCGCCGTCGCCGACCCGAGACGGCGGGCGGCCCTCAGCTCCTTCACCTCCCGTTCCAGGGTGACGAGGCGGCGGGCGAGGCTGGTTGCGTCGGCGGGCAGCTGGTCGAGCTGTCGGGGCATCAGCTCTCCTCCACAAGGATCGGCCGGACGCGGTCGGCGCCGGCGTCCAGTTCCCAGGACCAGCAGCGGGCCGTCATGTCGGCGCCGGCGGGGTGGCGGGGCGAGGTCTCGACGGCCAGGTGGATGCTGTCGCCCAGCCCCCAGTCCTGGCCCAGGCGCGGGGCTCGGGAAGCGACCGCCTCGACGGACCACACCTGGGCTCCCTGCGCCATCAGCGCCAGGGACCGGGCGGCGTGCGCCTCCAACTGGTCGGGGTCCGTCACGCCCGTCGCGGGGGTGAACCGGTATTCCCAGCGCGGCCAGCCGTTCGCGATCAGCACGGTCGCCACGTGCGGCGACGAGGTGAGACGCGAGATTCCCTCGCCCTCGCCGCGCGCGACGACGACGGTGGCGCCCTTGCCCGCCTCGTAGGACTCGGCGAGCGTGTAGGCGGCGACGCAGCCCGGGAAGTCGAATGTGCACGAGGTCGCCGTGTGCAGGCCGACCGAGGGCCGGACCCGCAGGGGGAATTCGAAGCCGTTGTGGGCGGCGTTCCAGGTGACGTCGATGGTCCACTCGGGGCCGCCGTCCATGCCCATGAGTTCCTGGAGGCAGGACAGGATCGTTTTGTCGTCGCCGTCCTGGGTCAGGTAGTCCAGCGTCACCCCGGTGGCGGGGGCGTCGATGACCAGCGGCGGGCCGTCGGTAAGCGCGGGGGTGACGAGCGCGGTGACGACGGCGGCCTGGTCGGCTCCGATGAGGGTCTGGGTGCCGGGGTAGCGGCCGTCCAAATACCGTTCCAGGGTGGCGGCGCCGAGCTGCACGCTCTGGCCGCTGCCTCCTTCCCTCGACACGACGGCGCCGGCCCACAGCGGGGTGTCGGTGGCGGTGTCGACGGCGACCAGCAGCGTGGCACCCGGGGCGGTAGCCTCCGCCCACCCCCTCGGGGCACCGGGCAGGGTGAGGGTCGCTTGCAGGGTGGTGAGGTCGCCGAGCCTGCGGGACAGGGCTCCGGACGGGGTGAGGGCGGGCAGGTCCTCGATGATCCCGCCGGTCTGTAGATCGCAGCCGAACCAGGCCAGGGTGACGGCGCTCATCCGGCGATCGGCTCCACGATGAGCTGTCCGTCGGACACGCGGGTCACCGAGCCGATCGTGCCGGCTGCGGACACCTGGTAGACCGGCGTGATCGTGAGGGAGGCGCCCGGAGTCAGCCCGGACAGGACGTACACCCGGCTCGCGTACGTGCGGGCTCCGATCGTGGTCACCGAGTTCTTCTCGGAGGCGCCCATGGTGGACGCGCCGGTGGCCCGCCACGATGCCCATGCCGTCGCGCTGCCGGAGACGGTGTTCGCGACGGCCGCGCCGATCGTCACCCGCACCTGTCCCGAGGGCGGCACAGTCACCGTCACGGGCGGCCACTGACCGGCGGTGAAGTCGACGAAACTACCCGTCGTGAACGAGCCCGGCATGCTGATCTGGTCGGACGCAGACACGGCCAGGGGTGACACGGTCTGCCACGCGGTGCCGTTCCAGCGGCGCAGGTTGCTGCCGTCGTCGTAGTACTGGCCGGTGTACGGGCTGGACGGGGCCGTAGTGGCGGGCAGGATGCCGCCCGGTGCAACGGTCGCCGGGCGTACAGCGGTCGACACGGAGGCGGTGCCGCCGTTCGACACGGACAGCACGGTGATCGTGGCGAGCGGCATGTAGATCTGGGTGCCCGCCGGAGTCGGCGCGACGGGCGATCCGGACGGGGTGCCGGCCAGGTAGACGATGTCCGCCTTGTTGAGGCCGGAGGCGTCGACCGCGTTGTCCCACACCCGCAGATACACCAGGTCGATGCGGTTGAGGGTGGCGTGCGCGGCGGTGTAGGTGCCGGGAGACACCGAGGAGGGGAACGCCACCCGGTAGATGCCTTGCCCGGCGTAGGCGACGGCAGCCACGCCCGCGCTGCAGTTGATGGTTGTACCGGCCAGGGTGACGGTCAGGCCCGGGTCGCCGGGGCGCACCCCGGACCGGGAGCCGAGCGCGGTCCCGTTGCCCATCACGAGCATGCTGTCCGCGTTGCGGGCCTCCAGCCCGGAGAACGTCAGGGTGTCGATGGCCCACGGGTCTACCGGCATACCGGCCTCCTCACATCCATGCCGAGCGCCAAGAGGCGGTCAGCATCGCGGTCGCGTTGTAGGTGCCGGACTGGAACTGGTAGCTGACGGACGAGCCAGCGGGGATGACGGGCCAGCCCCCGGCAACGGTCATGAACCGGCGCCTCGACACCCCGCCGCTCAGCAGGACGGTCCGCGCGTCGGTGTCGATGGTCAGGACGTCCCCGGTGACCAGGTCCAGGGAGTAGATGAGCTGGCGCACGGTGCCGTCCGGGTACAGGGCGGCGATGACAGGGGCGACGACCGGGCCGGTGATGGTGAGGACCGGCCGGGTGTCCACGGTCCCGGAGTTCACGGCGTTGATGAGTCCGGCCACGGTCGCCGCCGAGAAGGTGAGGGGGAACGCGGCGGGGAAGGCGAGGCCGCCGGTGGTGGACGGCAGCGCGGTCGTGCCGGTGGACAGGGTGGTGCTGTACCGGCGCGGATCCTGCGCGGTCACCATCACCGAGTACGTCGCCGTGGTGTCGGTGACGTACTGCATGAGCGGCTTCCCGCTGCGGCGCACCGTGGCCTGCTTCGCCACCGTCTCCCACACCGTCAGCACGGTGTCGGTGAGGGCGGCAGCTGCACGCAGCCGCTCCATCGCCGCCTCCAGGAGGTCCTGCGACGGGGCGACGATGGTGCCGGCCAGGGTGATGGGGCGTGAGCCGAGGTAGACCGGGGACGCCCAGGCGCCGTGGTCGGCCTCGCGGTCGGTGAACTCCGCGCGGACCTCGGGGCTGTCCCAGCCGTCCAGGCTCTGGAGGAACCAGGCGGTGCCGTCGGAGTCGACGGCACCCAGGTTCACGCTGCCCAGGCTCGCCCTGAGGCCGTCCAGGGCGGCGCCCGGCGTGTACGGCATACCGAACCCCTTTTCAGCTGGTGAAGGCGATGATTCGGCCGATGTCGTGGGCCTGCTCGGCCGTCGACTGCTTGGCCCCGTACAGGTTCACGGTGATCTGCCGGGACACCTCCCGGGCGACGGCCGCCGAGGAGACGCCGCCGCCTCCGTACCGTCCGGCGGGCACCATCTGGTAGCCCATGGCGGCGGCGGTCTTGGCGAGCAGCGCCCTGGAGCGGGCGCTGCCGTTCCACGGGATCCACGACTCGGGCACGCGGGCCTCGCCGCCCAGGACCATGGTGGGCCGGTTGAGGATGCCGCCGGCCGCCATCGCCTTGCCGCCCTGCGCGACCCACTGCCGGACGAACGTCGCCTTGTTCGCCTCCGGCAGGCCGCCGATCTGCTTGGTCATCTTCGGGACCAGAGCCTTGATCGTCGCCGTGTCCAGCCCGGCGGCGATCAGGTCGGCATACCCGCGCCCCGGACCGCCCCGGAGGGTGGACAGCAGCACCAGCGAGTTCGCGAGGTCCTCGCCGGTGAGCGTCGACTGCGCCTTGCCGACCTGGGCGTTGGCCGCCGCAGCCGCCTTGCTGTTGCCCACGGCCTCGGAGGCGAGGGCCATCGCGGAGGCGTCACCCTGCGCGGCGAGGGCCTGGGCGAGGTCCCCGAACCCGGCCGCCGCCAGCTTCTGGAGGTCGGCGGCGAACTTCTGGCTCTCCTTCGTCGAGCTGCCGAGCTGGCTGGTGAAGTCCTTCAAGGTCGCCTTGGCGAAGTCACCGGTCTTCTCCAGCTTGGCCACGATGGACTTGAACTGCTTGTCGGACGCCCCGGCGAGGGCGTTGACGAGTGCGTAGCCGTCCTCGCCCATGCCCTCCAGTAGCTGCTGGAGTTCCTTGCCGCCCCGCTGCCCGATCTTCGACAGGTTCTTGCGCCACGTCTCCGTCGCCGCGACGCTCTCGTTCAACTGGGTTTCGTAGGCTTTCAGGTTGAACCCGCGGGGTGCCTTCGCGCCCTTCTTCAGGCCCAGTTCGGCGTCGGCGGCGTAGACGTCGGCGCGCTCCTGGCGGACCTTGGCGTCGGCCGTGCCCTTCGCCTTGCGGGCGTCGGCCACCCTGTCCTGCGCGGCTTCCAGCTGCCGTTTCGTCGGCTTCGACTTGCGGACCCGCGCGAGGTTCCGCTCGGCGTCCTTGAGGGCGTCGGTCTTCTTCCTGGCGTCGGCCAACGCTTTGGTGAGGTCGGCCCAAGCCTTCTTGAGGTCCTCGATCTCCTGGTCGTAGCGCGACTTGGCGTCCGACGGCCCACCGAGGACCGGCCTGCCCGTCGGCGCGTACGTGAAGCCGGGGATACCGCCGTCGGCGAACCACTGCACGCTGCCGCCGAGCCGCTTCACCGTCTCGGCGGCGATCTGCCGCGACCTCGGCCGCTTGTTGGAGGCGAGCGGGATGTACGCCTCGTCCCCAGCCTCGTCCTCCGCCCACACCCGCCAGGAGCCCTTGCGCGCGATCTGCGCGACGTGGTTCTCCCGCACCCCGCCGTCCGCGTAGAAGGACAGGATCGATCCGTCGGCCTGCGCCCCGTAGTCGCGGTGCGCGGGAGCAACCTTGCTCTTGGTCCCCCTCGTGTAGAACGTCGTGGTCACGGCCACAGACTTGTCCTGCAGGGCACGGATCGCGGCGGCCAGGGCATCGACGGCTGTCTTCTGGGCACCGGTGGGCACGGTGATGGTGACCTTCTTGCCCTTGGTGGTTTTGATCTTGAAGCCGAGGTCCTCCAGGGCGGTGCGCGCTTCCTTGGTCAGCGCGGACATCGTGAACGACCTGCCCTTGGTCGAGGCGACCTTCGCCTTCACCGCCTCCAGGTCCTTCATGGCCTGCGTGGTCTTCGCTTCGACCTTCGTGGGCACCACCGGAGGCAGCCGAAGGTAGGCACCTGTGAGCCGGTCGATCGCGTCCTTGGAGAAGCCCAGCGCGGACATCTGCTCCTTGAGCAGCCGGATGTCCTTCGTCAGGACCTTCTGGCCCGCCTCCTGGCTGCCCTTCTGCTCGGCCACCGCGTTGGCGTTCTCCATCGCCGCTTTGGCCGCGTCCAGGAAGGCGCCTTTGACGGCCTGCCCCTTCTCCGTGGTCACGTCGAGGCTGTGGCCGTTGTCCTTCACTGCATCGGACAGAGACTTCAGGGACTGACGGAAGGAGATCTCGGACTCGGCCGCCGAGATGGCCCCGCCGTTCAGGTTCTTCAGCGCGTCCGAGAGCTTCTCCGCCTCGGTCCGCTGGTCCTGCAGCTCGTCGGCGGTCATGCTGGCTTCCTTCGCCAGCTTGGCCTGGGACTCGGCGGTCAGCTTGGACTGGGTGTCGGTCCCGACCAGGGCCTCGTTGTACTTCGGCAGCAGGGTGCGCAGCTTCTCCGTGCTGGTGCCCTGCGCTTCGGCTTCCGCGGCCATCCGGCCGAAGGCATCGCCTGCCACGTCGGGACTACCGGAGTCCACCAGCGCGGCGAGCGCCTCGTCGAGGGCCTCGACCCTCTTGGTCGCCTTGTCGAGGCCCGGACCGCCCTTGTCGGTGCCCGGGTCGAACGACCCGAAAAAGTCCTCGACCCGGTCCATGCCGCCCGGGTGCGCGATGCGCTTGACGGCCTCACCGAATCCGTCGAGGTTGTCGCCGAACAGGCGCGTCAGCTCGCCTGCGGCTTTCCCCTTCTGGGCCAGGTCGACGAGGCTGTTGGCCATCTTCGTGGCGTTCGGCGGGGTCGCCTCGAACTGCTGGGCAATCTTGTCGATGCTCCAGCTCACCGCGGTGAGACCGATCACCACGTTACCGAGCCGCCCCAGGGCCATCATCGCTGCGCGGGTGCGGGCGGCCGTGATGCCCATGCTGACCAGTGCCGCCCGGGTCGCCGCGATGCGCGGCAGCAGAAGCAGCAGCCCGGCTCCAAGGAGGGTCACCACCCCGCCGACCCCGGTGAACAGGGTGACGGCGTGCTGGAGCTCCGGTGACAGGCCGTTGTACAGGTTGATGAGACGGGTGACCCACTGCGTCATGTCGCGCAGGGCACCGTTCGCCGACGAGCCGCCTTCGATGAGCGCGACCTCGAACGCGCCGCGCAGCCGCTCCAGGTCGCCGATCAGGTTGTCGGTCTGGACGGCGGCCATGCGGCCCGCCGCGCCCTGGTCGTTGACGGACTTGACGTACTCGTTGATGCCCTCCGAGCCCAGCTCGTAGAGGATCGTCGCCGACCGGACGGCATCCGCACCGAAGATGGTCGCCATGGCCGAGTTCCTGGCTTCGGGCGTCAGCTTCGAGAACGACGTCTTCATCCGGCCGGCCAGCTCGGACAACCCGACGAATTTGCCAGACGCGTCGTAGGCGGAGAAGCCGATGGCGTCCATCGTGCCCTTGGCCTCTTTGGACTGCGGCACCAGCCGCTGCAGCATGACCTTGAGGCTGGTACCTGCGTCCGAGCCGATCAGGGCGTGGTCGGCGAACGCCGCCAGGGTGCCGACGGTGTCCTCGATGGACAGGCCGGTCTGGTGGGCCAGCAGGCCGCCCATACGGAGCGACATGGCCAGGCCGTGCACGTCCGCCGCGCTCTTGTTGGCGCCGGCCGCGAGCAGGTCGGCGATGTGGGTGACGTCCTTGCCCGCCAGGCCGAAGGTGTTCATCGCCTGCGCGGAGACGACGGCGGCCTCGGTGAGGTCGACCTGCCCGGAAGCGGCCAGCGCCAACGACCCCTTCAGGGCGCCGCCGATGATGTCGGCGGTCGTGACGCCGGCGCGCGCGAGCTCGGCCTCCGCGCGGGCTGCTTCCGTCGCCGTGAAGCTGGTGGTCTTCCCGGCCTCCAGCGCGGCGGCCCGGAGCTTGCCCATGTCCGCTGCCGACGCGCTCGTCACCGCGCGGACGTTGCTCAGTTCTTTGTCGAACTTGGCCGCCGCGGCGGCGGCGACCGCGAACGCCGCGACCATCGCCGTGCCGGCCTTCGCCCCGATTCCGGCCATGCGGGACGTGTTGTCGGCGGCACGCCGCATGCTGCGGGTGTACTGGTTGACGTCCGCGACCAGGCGGACGTTGACGGTACGGGTGGCCACAGCTCACCCCCGTCACGTCAGGGCGCTACGGGCGCCGTTCGATGTGGACGTGCAGCCCCTCGGACTTGCCGCCCTTGTCCTGGTAGGCCTTCACGGCCGTCGCTGACGCCGTGCAGGCGTGGCAGCGGATCAGCTCAGCCCGGTAGCTGAACTCGTTCGCCGCATCGGTGGCCTCGCCCCACGGCTGCCTGCACTCCGGGCAGGCGTCCGCCTCAACCTCCAGCAGGGCGAACGCCCATGCCCGGTCCTCGGCCAGCCACAACGGCTCGCCCGGCCCGACGGTGCGCCCCATGAACACGGAGCGGGGCACGCCCCAGGCGCGGGCGGCTTCTACTTCTCGCCGCCAACGGCCGCCAGGAGTGCGGAGGCGGCCAGCGAGAAAGGGGACGCGTCGGCTGCCGCGTCGTTGTTGACCTCCCACGCGGCATCGAACAGGCGCTTCTGCTCGCCCTTGTTGACGATCTCGAACAGGGCGTTGGCCTGCTCGGGGGTCATCTTCGGGTCGACGCACGAGGCGACAATCAGCGCCTTCGGGAACGTCCGGTCGTCGAACAGCTCGTTGGCGTTGTCCGACGGGTGCGCGGCCAGGAGGTCGCTGTAGGCCTGGTCGCCGATGAACCGCAGGACGAACGGCTCCTCGGCGGCCTTGGCCGCCGTCTGCGCGATGCGCAGCTGGGCGGCGATCGTGCGCGCGGGGTGCTCGTCCGCGATGCTGGAGGGCTCCCACTCCTGCGACACCTGCGCCAGCTCGTCCGCGAGGCGTTCCGCCTCGCTGGCCAGGTCGCCCCGGACGCACACACGGACGGTGCGTTCCCGGGGCTTCGCGGCCTTGAGGATGTCCTCGATGTTCGGCATCAGGCGACCGTCGCGGCGGTCGCCGGCGGGTTGGTGACCTTCATCGGAGAGGTGAACTTCATGACCTCGTTCGCCGCGGGAGCGTTGTTCTGCGGCTCGCCGCAGGTGATCGGGTAGACCTCGGCCTTCTGCCCGGCCGTCCAGGCGGTGGCGTAGGCGACGCCGCGGCGGATGGCGAGGTAGCCGCTGACGCCGTACTTGAGCGTCGTGTAGGGCAGGTCCTCCGGGCCGGTGGTGCCGCGCTTGAACGTCGTCTCGGTGTCGAAGCCCACGCGGCCCACGGTCTTGGTGTCGAAGGTCGACGCCAGGCTGGACGTGTCGACGTCCGCCGTGGACGGGTCGATCTTCAGGCCGTCGGGGGTGATGCGGGTCGTGAAGTCCTGGCCCGCCGTCAGCTCGGCCGCGGTCGGCGCGTTGATGTTGGCGATGCTGGCAACCCAGCTCACCTTGGTCATTCCGTCGTTGATCAGGTCGGACATGAACCCTCCTCAGGGCATGAAAAAAGCCCCGGGCAGGCGGGGCGGGCGGGGCGGACGGGACAGGCCGGGCGAGGTCAGATGACGAGGCTGGCGACGGTGACGCTGGTCGTCGACGAGTAGGTGACCGACGCGCTCACCCCGTCGACCGCGGAGGCGAACAGGTCCGCCGTGATGGGGCCGATCATCTTGTCGCCGGTCGTCGCCGGGACGGTCACGACGACGTCGGCGGCGGCCTGGCCGCGGACCTTAGCGGTCGCCGTGAGCGTGACCGTCATGCTGGAGCCGTTGGTGTTCTTGACGTGCAGGAAGCTGCGTTCGCCGCACGTCACCGTGGTGGACGCGGCAGCAGCCGAGTAGGTCGGGGTCAGGCCGCTCAGTGCGACGACCTGCTGGGCGAGAAGCGCCATGAGGGACTCTCCTGTCGGGTCAGGCGGGGGTCGAGCAGATCCGGTACTGGACCGGCACGAAATAGACGGGCGGGGCGACGTCGTCGTCCCGCTGGACGGGCGGCCCGCCGAGGTCCTCGGCCGGCCAGCAGGACCGGCCGACGACCGTGAGGGGCACGGCGAGGGCCAGGCGGACGCGGGAGGCCACCCACAGGGCGCGCTCGACGTCACTGCCCACGCAGGTGACCTGCATGGTCGAGTCGAAGTGCGTGCGGTCGTCGGCGAGCGACGCCCGTACCGCCATACCCGGGTCCGGGTACAGCACGCAGAACTTGTCCGGCGGCGTCCAGCCTTCGCCGGTGGGGGCGCCGCCCACGTAGACCGTCAGGTCGACGGCCTCCAGGGCGGCCTGGACGGCGTCCATGTGCGGCAGGACATCCGGTGGTGTGGCCATCGAGTCACCACCAGGCCAGGCCGCGCGCGGCAAGCAGTTCCATCTGGGCCAGGAACTGGGGCATCTCGGTGGCCAGTGCCCGGCCGCCGTCGTTGTGGGGCGGGTTGTGCACCGACCCGTACTCCAGGATGGCGCCCAGCGGGCCCTGGATCCCGGCCTTGTCCGGGCCGATCGTGGCCATGAACAGGTCGCGGCCGTAGGCGGCGATGTCGAAGCCCACGGTGCGCGGGTAGTGCTTGGCGTGCTTCCCGCTGGTGGCCCGGGCGTTGGCCCGCCAGTTGTTCTTGACGTTGAGGGCGCCGCGCGTGGTGACCGCGCGGGCGTCCTTACGGACCCGGGGGATGCTGCGCGCCAGGTGGCGTTCCAGGCGTCGCACGTCGCGCATGTCGAAGCGTCCCGCCGTCATGACCTGTCCTCCGTACTGATCCGCCAGGCTGTCGCCTGGTCGTGGAACTGGGCTGCGACGACCCACAGGACCAGACCCGTCATGCGGGCATCGGGCGAGACCAGGACCTCGATGCGGGTACCGGGCAGTACGCGGGTGCCGCCGGGCAGGACCGTGGCCCAGGGCAGCGACACCTCGTACTCCCGGAGCAGCACCTCGCGTTCGCCGGCGGAGGTGTCCTCGCCGCCGCTCTGCCCGATGGGCTTGACCCGCCCCTTGCCCTCGTACAGCGTCGTCTTCGCCCCGGGCACCGTGGTGCCGGTGGTCCGGTTGAAGACGTCATCTGCCTGGGTGTAGAGGCGGACGGTGTCCCGCATCCGGGACTCGGCCGCCGTCCTGCCGGCGGCGAGGACGCCGTCGACGTTCACGACTCCTCGACAGGTGCGCCAGGGACGATGCTGAACGCCGACTTCTTCGGAGGCCGCAGCTCGTCGGCCTCGTCGTCGGACAGGTACACCTCGCCCCGCGAGCGGGACGAGTCGATGGTGTACGAGTAGTCGTCCAGCGACTCCTGCCGTTTCCCGTTCGGGTTGTCCAGCTTCCGCAGCACCATGGCGCAACAGACCTTGGTGGAGATGTCCGTGGGTGCGGTCGCGTACTGCGGGAACGGCTTCAGGATGAGCGCGGTCGCGTCGGTCAGCCAGGCGGTGGCCTGACGCTCCTCCGTTGCCGTCAGGTCACGGCCGAGCCGCTCGACCAGATCCGCGAGGGTTGCCAGTGCCACCGTCCGTCTCCCCGTCTACAGGCTGGCGAGGAAGCCGGTGCCCAGGCCGTGCTTGCGCTCGTTGCCGTACTTCAGGCCGACCTCGCCGTAGAGCTGGGTGCGCTCCTTGGCGCCGGTCTTGGCGAGCGGCTCGGCGAAGAAGTGACCCTTGCCGGGCGTCTCCAGGTAGACCGGCATGCACTCTTCGAGCGACGCCACCATGATCTTGTGCTTGGGCATGTGCCGGTCGAGCATGATGTTCAGCACGCCGAAGTCGGTCTGGATCGTCTGCAGGTTGACGCCGCCGACGGAACGGCTGGTCTCCTGGTACTTGCCGTAGGCGTTCGCGTAGGCGTCGGTGACGCCCCGCTTCGAGGTCGAGCCGACGACCAGCGTCGCGGTCTCCGACTCCATGATCCCGCCGTTGTCGAAGACCGTCTGCAGCAGACCGTCGATGGCACTCTTGCTGACTGCGGCGAGCTTCGTGACGTTGGCGGTGCCGTCGCCGCCCGTCAGGTCGATGGCCGCACCGCCCTTGGTCGCGGCCAGCTTGAAGGTGTTCGTGGTCACCGTCACCACGTAGTACGGGGTGTCCGCGCTGACACCGGTCAGGGTGACGATGGTGTCCAGGGTGACCTGGTCGCCGGCCACCAGGCCGTGAGCAGAGAGCGTGAACGCGTCCGTGCTGATCGCGCCGGCCGCGGAGCCGAGCGCCGAGCCGAAGCTCTGCACGTTGGTGGTGATCGCCTGGATCATGCCGCGCGTCCTGCGGACCGTCGTGTTGTCGGACGGCTTCTGGTAGAGGCCGTTCACGAAGGACCACTCGACGTCGCGGACCATCTGCTTCAGCATCTGCTCCGTCTGCCAGTCCAGCTCGTTGCGGACCGGGTTGGTCGCCTCGATGTTCAGACCGGAGTGCGCGCCGACCGCGGCGAGCTTGGTGTAGGAGACGCCGACAGTCTCGTGGTGGATCTGCGTGATGTTGTCGACCGACCCGCGCACCCGCTCCTGGTCCGTGGGCGCGTCCTGCCCCTCAAGGGCGGTGTTCTGGCCTGCGTTGCGCAGGTCGAAGGTCTGCCACTCGAACTCCTTCGCGGTGCTCTGGCCGCCGCCGGTCAGGCCGCCGATCGCGGAGAAGAACGGGGTGTCGTCGGGGGTGAGCTGGTGGAGGATGCCGGTGTAGTTGGGCAGGTTGTACGTCGTGCCCAGGGCAGTGATGCTCCCAGCCATGGGGGCTCCTTAGGGTGCGGGGCGCGGCGTCCTGCCTGCCCGGATGATCAGTTCTTGACGTTGGCGAGCTTGGCGTTTTCCAGGGACAGCACCGTTCGCCAGTCGCCCTTGGCCTTCGCCGCAGCGATCTGGTCCTCGACGCCGCCCGCAGTGCCGCCGGGGCGCGGCCCCTGAGACGGGTCCGGGCGCGGTGTGAGCGGACCGGACGGCGCCCAGTGCGGTTTCTGGGTCAGGAGGTTGTCCAGCGCGGCCGTGATGGCGGCCCGGTCGACCGTGCCGTCCGCCGTGACGAAGGTGCCGCTCTGGAGGGCGGTCACCGCGTCCTGAGGGTCCTGGAAGCGGCCCGCAGCGAGGGCCTCGACCTGAGAGCTGACCGCGAGCCGGGTGGCCTGCTCCGCGCGCTCGGTGGCCGCCTTCAGGGCGTCCGCCTGCTTCTCCGCTTCGGTCTTGTCGCGGTCCTCGAACTCCTTGAGGCGGGCCGCCTGGTCCTTCTCCCGCTGCTCAGCTTCCTTGGCCCGCTTCTTCCACTCGGTGAGGGCCTTCTCTCCCTCCGGGCCGAGCGCCGGGTCACCGTCACCCGCCGGAGGTGCGCCCGGGGCGGGCGCCGGCGGCGTTGCGGGTACCGCAGGGGCGGGGGGTGCTGCCGGGGCCGGTCCGGGGGTCGGCGGGTTGCCCGCCGGGTCGGTGGCCGGCGCTGGAGGTGTGCTCATTGCTGCTCCCGTTGCAGGAGGTGGTGACCGTCGGCGTTGCGCCGGGGTCAGGTCAGGTAGCCGAAGCGCCGCAGCATGGCGAGCGCCTCGTCCCGGCTCTGCGCGAGCCGGTAGATCTCTTCGGGCATCAGGCGTGGCGTCAGCAGCCGGAAGTTCGCGGCCGTCGTCTGCCCGGCCGCGACCGCGCGTGCTCGTTCCTGCCGGTAGAAGGCGCCGCGCCGGGTCGTGCCCTCGGTGGTCGCCTGCACGCGGCGGCCGTAGGCGGTCATCGTCGACATGCCGCGCCGGGCGTTGACGACCTGTGCCATGTCCGCTCCCTCCCGGATCGCCTGCGCGCCGGCCTGGGTGAAGACGCGGTCCTGCTCGGCGCGGGACAGGCCGTTGAAGTAGGCGCGCGGGCTGATGAACCCGCGCTCCGCGCTGCCCGGCCGCGTCGTCGGCGAGAAGCTGTCGCCGCGCAGGCCGCCCCGGTGCTGGTTGCGGGCGATCAGCGTCGTCGGCAGATGGATGCAGTCACACCGGGGATGCCGCTGGAAGCCCTTGTTCCAGCCCCACTCGGTGCCCGCCAGGATCACGCACCGTCCGCAGGCGGGCGGCTGCACCACACGCACGTAGCCCTGAATGGTCCGGCGGCCGGCCATGGCCACGCTGGTCGCCCCGCGCCCGGCATCCGCAACCTGTGTGGAGGTGATCCGCAGGGCGCTTGCCAGGGACCCGCGGAACGCATCGTCGGGGGACTGCCCGGCGAGCATCCGCACCTTCCAGTCGATGACCGGCTGGTACAGCAGCGACAGCAGCGGGCGCCCGTCGGAGGCGATCCCCGCGAACGCGGACGGCACGACCCTCCCAGCGGCGGCAGGGTCGGCGTCCTCGGCGGCCAGGACCGCGTCCAGGTACGGATCGGCGAGCCGTGCGGCCTCGGTCTGCGCCTCGGTCACCGCGGCCACCAGCAGCGGCGACAACTGGGCCCACGAACCACTGATGTCCCGCTGGCTGATCTGCCCCCACACCGCCTGAACCCGGTTCACCGCACGCCGTACCAGGAACTGCTGATGCCTGTACTGCTCCAGGGCGACGGCCCGCGTCATCGTGTCGACCACGGGCTACCCCACCGGAACCGGACCGGCAGGCCCAGGCACGGCCGGTATGGCCGGGTCGCCCGGCTTGGGCCCGTACCCGGCGGCGAAGTCGTCGCCCAGCGCGCGGGTGAAGGCGTCGCGGTCCATCTCCGCCATACGGGCGCGCTGCAAGGCCGAGTAGCCCAGATCCTCGCGGGCCTGCGGGATCGGAATGATTTTGGCCTGCACCAGCTTCACCGTGGCGTCGGCCTTCTGCGCGAACGTCGGGGTGGCCGGGTCCCGCCACAGGGTCTCCAGGCGCTGAAGCCTCGGGTCCCAGGACCCGTCGATGATCCGCATGATCAGCCGGTTCATCCGCTCGTAGCCGCCGCCGAACGGCTTCTGCTTGCGCTCGCACCGCTTGATGAGCCGGGTCTCGCGCGAGCGGATCGCGTCCGCCGAGGCGGCGTCGTCGGCGACCAGGCCCATGTAGTTGGGCGGCAGCGCGGCCAGCGCGGACGTGATGCGGGCGAGCAGCTCGATGGTGTCGTGGAAGTTGGACAGGTCGGCGGCGGGGAACTGGATGACGTCGGCGCCGTCCTCTTTCCTCGTCTTGGACGTCGACCAGATCCGCCCGGTCAGACGGGACCACACCGACAGCTGCTTGCCGTTGACGTCCACGAAGTCTTCCTCGTCGAAGCCGAACGCGGCCCTTCGGGGCAGGGCGTGGAACTCGGCGCCGACCATCAGGTCAGTGGCGATCTTGCAGGCAGCGTCCGAGACGGGCAGAACGGCTTTCATCTCCGACTGACCGCCAGGAACCAGCAGACGGCCCCGGTTCGGCATGACCGCTACCAGCGGCTCACCCACCTTGTGGTCGTCCCGGTCGATGACCGTCCACGTGCCCGGGCCACCGGACTTGAAGTGCACGGTGGCGTCGGGCCGGTACAGGGTGGCGTACCGGTCGCGGACGGCTGCGGTGAGCGGGTCGATCTCGTTGTACCGCTTCAGCGCGGCCCGGATCTCTCGCGTCGCCGGGTCGAAGTCGGCGTACATCTGCAGCGCCGATTCGGCCGTGACCAGCGGGGTGGCGGCATCCTTCGGGTTCGACCCGACTACCAGGAACGACCGCTTCATGGCGAGGGCGTCGACGTGGGCCTGCTGGCTCTTCTCGTCCATGCCGTTGGCCTGCCACAACTTCCACAGGTCGTCGTCCGCCGAGTCGGAGTCCGGGTACCGGAACCCCTCAACGTCCAGGCGCTCCTCGACGGCGTCGACGACCAGCTGCGGCCAGTTGATGACGACCTGGCGGATCTGGTCGCCGATCTCCTTCAGCAGCTCCGGGTGCATGTACGACAGGGGCTGGTCGCCCTCGTAGTAGGCGTTCAGCGACTGGAGTTCCTGCAGCTCGAAGTCGTGGCTGCGGGAGAGGTAGGTGGCCCATTCCTCCTCGGTCAGGTTGTTCAGGTCCACAGCCGCCTCCCTCTCACATCACGACCATGGCGGCCTTCTTCTTCGGCTTGTTCTGACCCGCCTTGATAGCGTCGCGGTAGGCCTCCCACGACAGGCAGCCGGCCATCGAGCCGTCCATGGACAGCGGCGACTGGTGGCGTTCCTTCTCGATGACCCACAGCGGCTGTCCCTGCTCGTCGAGCATCTTGAGCATCTTCCGGCGGGCGTTGGCGATGTGCCGGGCGTAGACGGGGTCACCGGAGTGGGTGAGGGCGCCGGACTTCATGGCGCCCTGGTAGGCCTTCAGCGAGTACGCCATGGCCTTGAGCCGGTTGGTCCACCACTCGGTGACCCGCTTGTCACCCCACCGGCCCTTCCAGCGGCTGATCATGCCCTCCCAGTACGGCGGGTCCGCGTACAGGCGGACCACGTCCCACTTGCCGAACGCCTCGACCAGGACGGCGTCGACCTCGTCCTCGGGGCACTCCCAGGCCTCACCACCGTCGTCGTTGGCGCCGGGCGGGCACTCCCAGATGCCCAGCGACCACTGGAAGCCGGTCGCGAGGTGCGTCGCGATCAGGGCGGTGGCGTCACGGAACTGGGCGCCGTCGAACCCGATCACGATCTTCTCGCCCTTGGGCGGAAGCGGCTGGCCGGGCCGGGCCAGTTCGGACCAGCGCTCGACCGAGAACGCCTGACGGCCTGCCTGCACGCGCCGGTTGAGCCACACGCGCTCCCAGTACGCCCGGTCCGTGTCCGGCGCGTTGTACAGCGAGACGATCGCGTCGACCTGGCCCTCGAAGTCCGGCCAGGCCGCGATGGACGGCCCCGACGCTTCCCGGACCGCGGCCCGGATCTGCCGGTCGTCCGAGAGGTCCTCGTCCGGCTTCGGCGTGGCTTCCCGGTGGAAGAAGCACAGCGTCCGGTCCTTCGACTTGCCCGCCGCGATCAGCTCGGCGAACTCGTGCGTGCCCTGCGCGACGCTGTCCTCGCCCGGCGTGTAGGTGGTCGTCGTCTCCAGCGACCACGGGTCGAACATCATGATCTTCGGAATGTTCGCCAGCATGGTCTGGTGGGCGCCCCGGTGGCGGGGCAGCGTGAAGCGGTGCGTCTCGTCGAAGTGCTGGAACGTCGTGCGGGCGCCGTCGCGGGAGTCGGGCGAGGATGCCAGCGGAACGGCCTTGCCGGAGCCGCCCCAGCGCATGATGCGGTCCAGCCCCGGGTCGAACAGGTCACCGTCCGGGCCCTCCGTGACCATCACGTACAGGGCCGCGTAAGCCAGCTCCTCCGTCTGCTCCTCGGTGTACGCCACCATCGGGATGAACGGGTCCGACACCGGGACGCCGACGGGTTCGCCGTCCGCGTCGAACCCGTCGCAGCGCACCGGCCCGTCCGGGTGCAGCTCGGCGAACGCCACCGCGGCGGCCAGCTCGGTCTTCGCCGTCCCCTTCCGGACGGACAGGCCGACGCGCTTGAAGCGACGCTTCCCCGCACGCGGGTGGTCCTGCGGATACACCTCGTACCAGCGGTAGATCAGCCCGCGCTTCTCCGGGTCCAGCACGTACGGCCGACCGCGCAGGGCGCCGGGCCCGTGGACGGCCCGCTCCTCGATGAGGTCGCACACCTGCGGTCCCAGCGTCGGCCACGGTTCGGCGTCCGGCGCGGGGACCATCAGGACGCCCACGGCTCACTCCACCACGTGCAGAGTGGCCCGCGGATCGTCCGGACGTCGGCCAGTGGTCGCCGCCCGTCGACGAGGACGCGCGGAACGCTCCTCGTCGTCCGCCGAAACCTTCCAGCGCAGCCGCAGCATCGCCAGCGGCGACAGGCCGAGCCGGTCCGCCATCTGCCGGGCCTCCCTCGACGCGTCCAGGTCGCCCTGTTCCGCGCGGGCCTTCCAGCGGACGTACTGCGCGACCTCGCGCGTCCAGCTGGCACGCTCCCACTCCACAGCCTGAGGCAGCGCCCACAGCTGCTCCCACAGCTCGGCTTCCACCCGCTCCTGGGCACCGAGCTGGGCGGTGAGGATGGCTGCCGCTTCCCGGGCCGCGTCAGCCTTGCGCTGCACGGTGGTGCGCTGGCGGCCGGTCAGGTTCGGCTCGGCCAGGGACAGTTCCAGTTCATCGGCCGCTCGCTGTGCTGTGTCCCGCTGCGTCGACAGGACGATGTCGGCGAGTAGAGGCCACGGTGGCGTTGCGCCCTCGCGGCCGGCGGCGGGCAGTTCGACCGTGGCCACGGTGGCGTTGCGCCGCCGGGCGTTCGGCTTCGGGGCAGGGCCCATTCCGGCCATGCCGATCACCCCCACAGTGCCGTTGCGGCACCTCGGAAGGGGTCCGGCCGTTGCGGCCGAACCTGGTTACGGTGCGTGGCGCTTGGGCGCTGCCTGCGGGCCTCCCAGACCCGTACAGACAGGGAGCGCCCTCCCCGGCGGTCCCCCAGACGATCTTGATTGGGGGTCACCCCCCGGGGTGATCATGGTCTGGGGTCACTCTTTGTGACGTCGCGCGTCGTCCGGAAGGTCCAGGTCGACGGCCAGCGGTGACACGCGCTCGATGGTCCAGGCTCGGTCGCCGTCGCGAGGGTCGCGCAGTCGCCGGCCGTCCTTCGTCAGACGGTAGGCCGCGTAGCGGATGAGGCGCAGGCCTGCGCTCTCCTCGACGCTGAGCCAGTCGTCGGCGACCAGGTCTGGGTCGATGTCGTTCGCCTTCAGCCACGCGGCGAGCGTCTCGCGGTGCGCAGCCACTGCCTCACGGCCGAAGAGCCTGAGCACCACAGCGTCAGGTACCGGCGCGAGCGGCGCGACCGCTGCCGTGTCGATGTCCGCTTCGAACAGGAGGACGTCGGCCAGGCGGAGGGCGGAGCGGAGGCGGGCGGCGCCCTCGTGCAGTGCGTCGAGTGCGTCCTCGCTCGTCTGTCCGAGGTTGCCGATCAGCAGCGTGTCGCCGGGCTTGAGTACGACGGTGCGTGTGGTGTCGGTCATCGGTGCCAGCCTCCTGGCTGCTCGCGTGCGGTGTGGCTGCTGTGGCACGGGCCGCACAGGCCGCGCCCGTACTCCGGGTCGTTGGGGTCGAGGCCCAAGGCCTGTAGTTCGCGGCGGGAGTGGGGGTGGTGGTCGGCGTGCCGGGATGGCTGGCCGCACGGGCCGCAGTGCCCGTGGCCCTCGGCGGTGCACACGCACTTCGGGTCGCGTGCGATGACGGGCTTACGGAACAGCACCTCGTGGTCTCGGTCGTAGCCGCGCTGTCGTGCGCTGCCTCGCCGCTGCTCGGCCTCGGCCCGGTGTGCGTCGCACTTGCCGTGCTGGGTGAACTCGGGGCACTCAGGTGTGGAGCAGACGCGCCAGCGCTGAGACTTGGGCATGGCCGTCTGCCTCCGTATCGTGCTGCGCCTACAACTGGAGGGGGTTGCTGTGGCTGGAGAGGGACGTTCGGACTGGGCGCTCGGGGTGTTCGCTGTCGGCCTGGTCCTGGTGCTCGCGGCCGTCATCACGCAGTGGTGGCTGCTCTTGCTGCCCGCCGCGTGCCTGATGGTGGGCGCGGTAGCGGGCACGACGAGGGCGCGCCGGTCGGGGCAGGTGCCGGAGGTGACGGTGCGGCCCGGCGGCGATGGCCGGCCGTGGAGGCGGGGCCGCGGGTAGGTCTGCTGACGGGGGCGTAGTGGTCAGGCGGGTGCGGGGCCCATGTTCGCGATGAAGAAGGCGCCGCTGTAGCCGGAGGGGTCGCCGCCGAAGTACAGCTTCTGGCTTGTGCCGTCGGCGCTGTTTCCCCTGTAGGCGAGCACGATCTTCACGTTGCCGGATCCGTCGACTTCGCCGGGTTGCACGATGAATTCACGGATACCGGCGACGCCAGCGAACGCGGCCTGCGGGTACATCGGGGCGTACCCGTCGGTCTCGGGGGTGCTGGTGCCGGAGCTGGTGTACCGAGAGACGCCACTCGCCCCTCGGATACCGGTGTCTACGACGATGCCGTACGTACGCAGGAATGACGGCGAGTACCAGATGCGGTCGCCGACGGCTCCGGGGATGGTGTTGCCGATCTCGACGCCGCCCGTGGTGGTGACGATGGCCCATCCGGCGACGACGGGCGGGGTGATGATCTGGAGGTTGATCCGGCCGTCGCTGCTGCGGATCGCGGCGCCGGCTCCTGCTGGTCCTTGTGGGCCTGTGGCGCCTGCTGGCCCCTGTATGCCCTGCGCTCCGGCGGCTCCGGTCGCGCCAGTCGTGCCGGTGGGTCCGGTCGGGCCGGTGGCTCCTGCTGGTCCGGGTGGGCCCTGGACGAGGAGGTAGTTGCCGTCGTCTGCGGTGACGGGGGTGAGTGCGGCGATCTTGAGGTTGGGGGTGGCCTTGAGGAGCCGCACGGGGAAGGTGACGGTGTCGGCGTCGTAGAACGACAGGGTGAGCTGGTAGGTGCCGCCTGTGGGGTTGATGCCGTCGGCGTCGTTGGCGACCACGGTGATGGACACGTGGCCGTTGGCGTCGAAGTTGGCTCGGGCGGGGCCTTGGACGGTGGTGCCGCTGGCGGTGTGGATGAGGCGGCCGGCGGTGGGTTCGAGGCGGACGTGTCCGACCATCGGGATGCCGTCGGGGTGCGGGTAGTCGCCGGTGAGGGTGACGGTGGCCATGCCGTCGGGCAGAGGCATACGACACCTCCTCCGGGTACGGCAAAGGCCCCGCTGGCGGGCGGGGCCTCGTGTGTTTGTGGTGCCGTCTGAGGGCACAGTTGTACACCGCGATCGTGGCTCATGGATCGTCGCACGTCAAGCGGCTGTGACTCCGCGTTGTCCGGGGCGGCTGGGCTTGGCCGCGAGCATGGCTTCGGTGACGTCGGTGACGCGGTAGTACGGGCGTTTGGGTGAGCCTCCGGCGCGGGTGAGGATGCCGCGGCGTACCCAGTCGCGGATGGTGGCCGGCTTCACCCCGCAGGCACGGGCGGCCATGGAGGCGGTGAGCAGTCCTGGGGGCAGGGAGAGGTACTCCATGCCCCCAGTCTCTCTCAGCTGTTGTGACGTACGGGGAGCGCGGGATCCGGTTCACCGTGGAGAGCACGGAGGGACAGGACGTGTTCCTGCAGCAGCGGCCCAGCGTGGAACCACTCGACTTTGCCGGGGACGCGGAGCTTGCGGAACTGGCGGTGCCGCTGGGCTTCGAGGCGGTAGCTGCCGGGCTCGGTGGCGAGGACCTCGTCGGGGAGGATCTCGGCCATGCGGGCGTGCATGTTGGTCGTGGTACCGATCTTGATGATCGAGCCGGTGCGGGCGTAGTAGACGACTCCGCCCTCCTGGTCGCGCTTGACGCCGTGCGCGGACTCGTCGGCTTCCTGGAGGATGCGGTGCTGGTGCCGTCCGACCTTGACGGCGGTCTCGACCGCGTGCGCGGACAGTTCGACGCCGCTGGCCGCGAAGAGCAGGAGCGTCTGCTCGATCGCCACGTGGGCCGGGTCGTTCTCGTCGAGGAGTGCGGACAGCTCAACTGCTCGGTCGGTGTCCTTGATGCGAGCGATGCCGTCGTCGCTCCAGATGTGGCGTTCGTTGCCCTCGTACATGTCTGGATCCTCCTACTGGGCACTGACAGTTGGCGTTGCTGTGGGGCAGTGGTGTCGGTCTGCGTGGGTCTCAGCGAGGCCGTTTCAGGGCCGATACGCCCCCTCGCGACGCGGGCCCGAAACTCGAAACTGTGCAGGTGGGGTCCGATATCGGGGTCGAAACCGGTTTCGGGGTGGGGTGAAACCACAGCCCCTTGCCGAAACCGGCTCGGCGGCCTCTAGTCGCCGTCCTCGGCGGTCGGGATGTCGGCCCAGCGAAGCCCCTTGGCGCCGCCGCAGCACTCCCGGATGGTGAGCTGCTTCGTGGCGACCTTGAAGGGCTTGAGGGCGACGCTGAGGGCGGTGGATGAGCCTGCGGCGTCCATCTCCGTCCATGGCCGGTACAGGTCGGCCCGGTAGGCGGCGAGGGCTTCGACGAGGCGGTGGGAGTGGACTGCCTCGACGCCATCGGGCCAGACGGCGCGCAGGTGGTCGAGGACCGTCTCGACGTCCTGCTCCTCGACGGCCGCGCCGACGGCCTGTCCGGTGAGAGTGCCGGCGGCGGTACGGAGCGCGAGGGCGCGCTTGCCGATCTCCTCGGCCTCGGTCTGCTTGATGAACGCGGCCCGCACGGTGATGCCTTCGCGGCCCCGGGCGAGGATGCCGGTTCCCTGCTCGTCGACGGAGATGTCGGTGGCGCGCATACCCCGGTCGTAGGCGCCGGTGCCGAGGACGTTGTTGTTCGCCCTCCAGTCCATGACGGCGAGGCACAGGCGGGTGCCGACCGACGAGGAGACCCCGGTGGGCAGCGAGGGCGCGTCGGGGTTCTGGGTGAGGAGGATGAGGATGATGCCGTATGCGCGCCCCTTCTTGATGAGGCGGGTGGCCAGCGCGGCGGCCTCGTCCTTGTAGTCGGCGTGCGTGAACAGCTCTTGGACCTCGTCGACGACGATGACGCGCGGGCCGAGCTGCTGCTCGGGGTACTTCTCGGCGAGGGCGCGGGTGACCTTGCGGCCCTCGGGGACCTCGGACGCGGGCAGGGACTTGATGAACTTGGCGCGGCGCTGGTACTCGGCGATCCCGGAGCGCATGCCGCCGAGGGCGGCCTCCAGGTCTTCGTCCTCGTCGCCGGACACGTAGCGGTGGCAGACGGGCTTGACGGAGTCGAGGTCGCCGGACCCCTTGAGTTCGAAGATCCACAGTTCGGCGGTGGGGTCGAGGGCGACACCGAGGACGATGGCGAGCGCGCAGGACGTCTTGCCGGAGCCGGGGATGCCTCCGACCAGCAGGTTGGAGTACATGAGGGTGATCTCGACGAGGTTGCCGCGCGGGTCGAAGCCGTAGGGCAGCGGCTGGTAGACGTCGGCCTGGCCGTCCTTCATCAGCGGCCACAGCTTGCGGGCGGCCTTGGCAGGGTCGCGCTGGGCGACCCACAAGACGAGGCGGCCGGGGTGGGCGGTGCGATCGCCCTCGGGCCACACGGTGCTGATGGGCCGGCGCATGGCTGCGGCCAGCTCCTCGCGCTTCTCCAGGACGACGGTGGCCTTGATACCGGGCGGGAGGTCGACCTCGGCGCGCCAGCCGGGCCCGTCGCGCATGACCTCGGCCGCGAACTCGACTCCCTTGCGGCCCTTCTTGCCTTCGATGCCGATCGCGGCGAGGGCGTCGAACACCTCGGTGGAGTCGAGGCGGCGCAGGATGTTGGTGGCAACGTAGCGCGTGATCAGGCGCTTGTCGCCTTTCCGGCCGTTCAGGCCTGCGAGGGCAGCGGCCGTGAGGGCGGCGGTCACCGTCCACCCGGGCACGAGGAAGCCACTGACGAGGGTGGTGATGCCGGTGACCGTGGCGACGGCCGCCGACGCGATGCGGCGGGGGCGGACGCGGCGGGACTTCTCGCGGGACAGGGACAGCCAGGCCTCGATGTCTGCGGACGCGGCGGCCTTGGCTTCGACGGGGCGCGCTTCGGTGTCGGCGACCCATTTGCCCCAGCGGACGATGAGTCGGCCGGTGCCGCGCGGGGAGCGCAGCAGGAGGCGTCCCAGGTAGACGGGGACGCGCAGGGTGTGGAAGGCGGTGACGTGTCCGTAGTAGGACGCGGTCCAGCGGACGGTGTGCTTGAAGGCGTCCCAGCGGCGGAAGGCCGGGGGTACGACGGGCGGCGCGTCGGCGAGGTAGGCCTGCTTTTCGGCGAGCCAGGTGCCTTCGATGGCGGTGTCGGGCGGGTCGACGGGACGCGGTTCGGCGTTCTGGACGACGTCGATGATGGTCTGGCGGGCGGCGGCGTCCTGCGCGTCCTCGGCGTCCTGGGGTGCGTCCTTGTGGAGCTGGACCACGTTGTTCGTCATGCTGGCTCTCCGGTCGTTCTGTTGGGCGGTCCGGGGCCCGGGGACGGCGACGGCTTGGTGGCAGGACGCCGTCCCCGGGGCGGTGCTACTTCTTGCGGTTGGCGCGTTCCTCGCGCTTGCGGGCGCGCTCCTTGATCCGCTCGATACCGCGGTCGATGTCGGGCTGGTCCTGGATGTTGGCGATGGCGCGGCGGGCGCCCCGGAGTTCGAGGCGGACGATGCCGAGCTTGTCGGCGAGGGTGAGCTTCGGGTCAGGCACGGTTGCTCCCGTTGGTGATGGTGTGGATGGGGATGCTGCGCTTGAAGCCGTCGGCGCGGCTGACGGTGGCGTAGCCGCCCTGGAGGCCGACGACGGTGCAGTTGTGGCCTTCGTACCGGACGGCGGTGCCCATGAGCTGGGCTTCGGGGTGGTTGTGGTCGACCTCTTTGCGCATCGCTTCCTCCTGGTCGCGGGCCGGGCTGTCCGGCCCCACCGCGCCCCCGCAGTTGTGGTCAGGACGGTCACAACTGACGGAGGACGGTGGGGCCGTCAGCTCTTGCGGCTGCTGCGCCAGACGTCGCGCAGGATGAGCAGGCAGATCACGAGGGCGACGACGACCACGGCAAGGACGGCGGCGAGGATCGCGAACCCGAACACGAGGAACGCGACCAGGACGACGACGACCGTGAGGGCCAGCAGGCCGAGGCATCCGCCCGCGAGGTATGCGCCCCACGGATGGACCTTGATGGGCTGGAGTGGAGCCGTTGCCTGCTGGGCAACGGTTGCCGGGCCGTACTGGACGGGCGCCGCGTACATGGGGTTGCCCGCGAGGTCGTAGCCGATCTGCTGCCGCTGTACGGGCTCGGTCATGCCGTCCACCCCCGCATGCGGCGGGTGATGCGCGGCCAGAGCAGGACGCCGGCGGCGAACGCGAGGACGGCGGGCTGAGCGACGGCCGCGGCGACTGCGGCCAGGACGATGGCGAGCAGGGCGGGGTAAGCGACGAGGAGTCCGAGGACGGCTCCGAACAGGACGCGCATCATGCGGGCACCACCGATCCGGAGATGACGGGCAGCTCGTCCGGGTGGAACAGGTTGCGTCCTCGGGCGTCCTTGCAGTGGACGGTGAGGCGTCCGAGGTGGACCCAGCTGCGGACGGTGGAGGGGTCGATGCCGTAGTGCCGGGCTACGTCGTTGGACGTCATGAGGGGTGGCTCGGGCGGCGGCCCGTCCTCGGCGTCCTGGTCCGTCCCGGGCGGGAGTTCGGGCGTCCCGTCGGCGTCCTGCTGCTCGGCTCGTTCGAGGGTGACGGTGTGCTTCGGGCGGCACTGCACCGGCAGCAGCCGGACGCCCGGCGGGACGACGGGGACGCTCGGGACGGTGCGGGACGCGGTCGCGTCCTCGGCGTCCGGGGGTGCGTCCGGGGTGTCCTGCGCGAGGCGCTCGTGGAGCTGCCGCATGAGGGCGCCGAATGCGACGAGCGCCGCGGACGGCGGTACGGCGGCGACGACGTACTCCATCGGGTCGGCCCCGTATCCGACGCCGAACACGTTCAGGGCGATCGAGCCGAGCGATCCGAACGCGGCGAGGGCGACGGCCCACCAGTCCATGCCGCGGCAGGAGAGTGATGCCCGGAGCATGAGGAGTTCTCCGGCGACGATGAACAGGTCGACGGTGGCGGGCCAGGCCCAGGCGCGGGCGCCGTCGAGGCCGTTGCCTCCGGCGATGTCGTGGAGGTGTTCGTAGGACAGCCAGAATGCGGCGGCGGTGAGCAGGACGGTGACGGTGGCGGCGCCGATGGCGAGGCCGTCGCGGGCGTTGAGGCGGCTCACTGGTCGCCCCCGCGGTATCGCAGGGCCTGGGCGGCGAGTTCGTCGAGTTCGTCGGCGCGGGCTCGGAGTACGGCGGTGAGCCGGTGTACGTCGTTCACGTCGAAGTCGTAGCTGCCGCTGTCGAGTTCGACGGAGACGACCGGGTGCAGCTCGGGGGTGCTCTCCAGATACGGGGCCTGCGAGATCCATGCGGCCAGGAGGCGGACCTTGCCGTTCCTGGTGTCGATGGTGGCTGCGGTTTCGCGGCCGTTGTGGGTGAGGTCGGTGAAGTACTGCGCACCGTCGTGCGGGTCGACGCACCAGTCCGGTTCGGGGATGGGGACGATCCGCGTCTCGATGACGGTCACGTCGACCATGCGGGGCTCGGTGCTCACGGGCGCGCACCTCGCTCGTCGGCGAGGAAGGCGGTCACCTCGGGGAAGTGCCTGGCGACGAAGCGACGGGCGGCCTCTTCCTCGTCGACCGGCTCGGCGTCGAGGGCGCGCAGCAGGAGGCGCAGGGCCTCGCGGAGGGAAAGGATCTGGTCGCTGTCGAGCAGCTGCTGGCCGACGCGGATGGCAACGTCGAGGTCGCTGGGCTCGGGGGCGTGGACGCCGGCCGCGTAGGACGGGAGCAGGTTGGGGACGGCGGCGCGTTCCTGCTGGCCCTTGGCGTAGTCCTGGCGGGCGAGCCGGTGCAGCTCGGCGACGCGGGTGTTCTCGTTCATCGGGCGCCGCCCGTCTGGCGGGCGCGGCGCAGGGCCTCGTCCATGTCAGGGTCGGAGTCGCCGGGGCGGGGCGCGATGGTGGCGGTGCGGAAGCCGGTGGCGGCGGGGGTGTAGTAGCCGGCGCCGGGCTCCATCTCGCGGTTGGCGAACGAGTAGTGGCCGGTGTCGGCGGGCTTCTCGTGGGTGTGCCGCATGACGCGGAAGTGGTGGCTGATGGACTGGCGGGCCATGACGCGGAGGAGGCCGCCGAAGTCGCGGCCGGTGTCGAGGCGGCCGAGGTAGGTGTAGAACGCGAGGAACGTGTTCTGCGCGAGGTCGTCGACGAGGTGCTTCTGGCTGGTGTCGAGACGGCCGCTGATGGTCGCGCGGACCATCGGGAGGTACTGGGTGTAGGCGGCGGTGAAGCGCTCGTTGAGCTGCTCCGCCGGGGTGCCGCGGCGTGCCGCAGGCATGGCAAGATCGGTCATGCCGACTCCTGGTCTAGTCAGGATGTTCGGTAGAGGGTCGGGCGACGCGCGCGCCTCTCGGGCGTTCCAGCGCCTGAGAGAGCTGTCGTCCGGCCCTCGTGGTCTATTCGGTTGTGTACTTCTTGATCGCGTTTGAGATCGCGGTCTCGCTGAGCTCCAGGTGCTTCGCCAGCGCGTAGACGCTGCCGTGTTCCTGGACCCCGTCTTTCAGGGCTTGCGCCCTTCGTCTGCGGGCTTGTTCCGCGCGTTCGTCGAGCTGTTCCAGCAGCTCATCTTCGGCGCGGAGACGGTCCCGCCAAGGAGACGTTTCCACCTCCAGAAGAGTAGCACACCCCCCGTGTGCTATGGAACTGTTCACGCCGCTCCCTTCGGCTGGTAGTGCCGGAGCAGCAACAGGTCTGTCTCGCCCTTGTACTCGCAGCCGCACCACCGGCAGCGCACCGGCCCGTCCGGCAGTCGCGACAGAACCGCGCCGCACACCGTGCCCTGGTCGTCCGTCACCGCGACGCACAGCCCGAGCCGCTGCCGCCGGGGCACCGGATCCCCGACGATGGACCGGAGTTCGGACTCCAGGCCGCGCACCTCGCGCGCCAGGTCCCCGGCCGCCGGGTAGTGGGCGACGATCCACTCCAGCTCCATGCCGAGCCACCTGCAGTCCGCCGCCAGCCCGGCCGGGGGCGGCGCCCCGTGGTCCGGCCAGCGCTCGCGCTGTACGTCGACGCGCCACGAGTGCACGACCTCGCCGACGTGGTTGCTCTGCATCAGGTCGAGGACGTCCTCGTTGATCGGCGAGCGCGGGCCGGCCGTGCGCGCCGTCACCAGCTCGCCGAACCCGGAGCGGGGCGGCACCAGGAAGTCGACCAGCTCGTTGGCCAGGTCGGGCAGCCTTTCGAGGCGCTCGGCCAGCCGTACCGCGTCCCTCGTGCACAGGTATCCGGCCTCGACCTGGTCCTCGCACAGACCGCACGATGCCGTCACCGCTGCACTCCCGCACGCCGCTGGATCCGGTACAGGCGGAGGCTGTAGAGGTACTGGTCGCCCGCGGAGTGCTTGGCGGCGGCCTGGGCGCGTCGCGCGTCACGGCGGGCGTCCCGCGCGTTCCAGAAGACGTGCAGCAGGGTCATGCCCTGCGCGCCGAGGGCGGCGCCCACGAACAGCGCCTGGATCTCGTTGTCGGTCACGTCGACCTCCTAGAAGGGGGGCTCGTCGGAGTACCCGGCGCCCTGCGCGGCGGGCTGCTGCTGGCCACCACCCCAGCCGCCGCCCTGGGTCTGGCCGCCCTGGGCCTGGCCGTTGGCGGGCTGGGCGGTGGACCACGGGTCAGGTGTTCCATTTGAAACACCTGACTGCCGCTGACCTCCGCCCGCCGGGTTCTTCTCGACCTTCGCCGTCGCCCGCGCGAGGGTCGGCCCGACCTCGTCGACGTCCAGCTCGTACACGGTCCGCTTCTCGCCCTGCGTGGTCTCGTACGACCGCTGCTTCAGCCGGCCCTGCACGATGACGCGGGTGCCGCGGGTGAGGGACTCGGCGACGTTCTCGGCGGCCTTGCGCCACACCGAGCAGGTGAGGAACAGGGCGTCGCCGTCCTTCCACTCGTTGGTCTGCTTGCCGAAGACGCGCGGGGTGGACGCGATACGGAACTTGGCGACGGCGACGCCGGACGGGGTGAAGCGCAGCTCGGGGTCGTCGACCAGGTTGCCGACGACGGTGATGACGGTCTCTCCGGACATCAGGGGGTCTCCTTCTGATCGGTGTGGGTCGTCTGGTTGCGGCAGTCGTTGCCCCAGCAGTGGCGCGGGTCGTTCCCGTTGGTCTGCCAGCAGGACACGCAAAGCCCGGCGGCTTCGGCAGCGCGGACCATCTCCTGGCCGAGGCCCGCGCCTTCCTCGATCACGGTCCAGTCGTCTCCGTCGCCCCGGGCGGGATCCGCTGTGGTGCTGATGAGCCGCAGGTGTGCGCTCACTGGCTCTCCTCGGTGTCGGGTGCGGCCGAGCCGGACTCGGCCGCAAGGCGGCGGAGCTTGGCGGCGTGCCGGTGGGCGAGGCCGCGTTGCCGGGCGGCGGCGAGGGCTGCGCGCCGGCGCTTGGCGTTCTCGGCGCGGGCGCGGGCGGCGGCGATCTTCTCGGCCACGACGTCGTCGACGTTCACGGCACGGTGGGGGTGGTGGTGAGAACGGGCATTGGCACGGCTCCTGTTGCGGTTGTGGTGACCTCGTCCTCGTCCCGGGCTGATGAGACAACCCCTCCTGTGTGACCTCGTCCTCGTCCCACCTAAAGAAGTGGGACGAGGGACGAGGTCTCACTCACCGCGTCCGGACGAGGTGGGGACGAGGTGGGGACGAGGTCAAGCGGCAGGCTCTTCAGGGACGGATTCAGAGGGGTTGGGGATGGAGTGGAGGGTGGCGTTCCGGGGGCCGGGCTGAGCGACGATCTGCCCGCTGTCGATCAGCCCCGCGACCGCCCGGCGGATGTCCGCGGCCTTGCCCGTGACGCGGTCCTCGATGCCCTTGCCGGTGAGCGCGGAAGGCGCCTTGCGGACGGCGTCCAGCACCTGGCGCTTGAGGCCGTTGATGCGCTTCTCGTCCTCGTCGGCCTCGCGGTCCGCCTCGTCGCGCTGGATGGGCGCGTACAGGTGGGCCTCGGCGAACTCGGCGGACTCGGACTTGACGACGAGGTCGGCGTACCAGTGCATGCCGCTGGAGTGCGGCAGGCCGTTCTTACGGATCTGTCCGGGGCGGTCCTTGGCGACGCGGATGCGGGACTTGCCGGTGACGCCGACGCCGAAAGGACGGATGTTCTCCAGCATGTACATCACGCCGTTGAGGCCGTTGAGCTTGTGGACGCCGCCGATGCTGTACCGGCCGCGGTTCTCGGCGGACTTGACGACGTGGTCGAGGGTGACGACCGCGGCCCCTGCGTTGGCCAGCGGCCGGAGCAGGGTGCGGCCGAACTTGGCGACGTCGGTGTTGTCCTTGAGCTCCAGGCCGAAGAGGCTCATGCCCTCGGTGACGCCGTCGACGATGGCGAGGGTCGGCCCGTAGTCCACGACGGCGGCCAGGTCGACCAGGTCGACGGGGCCGGGGCTGTTCTCGGGGCGGACGTAGTGGAAGTACTCCAGGATGTCGGCCGGGTTGGCGCCGAGGCACAGGAGCCGGCCGACGACGCCGCCCGCGTCGTCCTCGAAGTCGAGGTAGAGGACGTGGTTCCCGTTGTTGATCTCCTGCAGAGAGGCGACCAGGGCGAGCCAGGTCTTGCCCGCCTCGGACTCGCTGGCGACGCTGTTCATACGGCCCGGATAGAACAGGCCGACTCCGTCGTCCCGCCGTCCCACGCTGGGCTGCGGCGGCTTGTACGAGCCGTCGAGGACGCTCCGCAGATCCTGCGCCGCCCAGGTGCGCGGTGCTGGCTCGCGGGCGGCGTCGGCAGGCGCGTCGCCTTCCGGGTCCTCGGGCGGCTCCTCGCCGTCCGGACCGAAGTAGGCGTCCATCGCCTGGTCGATGTCGGTCGTCACGCCACCCATCCCTTGTCGCTGGGCCGGGTGGCCGCGCTGTCGAAGGAGGCGCGGGCCTCGGAGTCGGTCAGCCCGACCGCCCCCGCGGCGGACAGGAGACCGTCCTCGGCGTCGCGCAGGTCGATGAGCCCCTGCGCTGCGAGCTCGTGGGCACGACACGCCGCGAAGTAGAAGCTGCGGTTGCGGCCTCCCTCGTGGGAGTCCATGACCTGCTGAACGAGATCGTCGACGGTCCACAGCTTCCCGCCGCCGGGACGCTGCGCAGAGTTGGCGACGGACGGGAAGCGATGGCGGGGCGCCGGCCGCTGGGCAGGTACGGGACGCCGTTCCTTGCGCGGCAGGAGCGTGTCCGGCCACGGGGTGGCGGGGGTGCGGAACAGCCCGTCGCCCGCCCACCGGTACCGGCCGCCAGAGGCGTGTACGGACGGGGCGAGCAGGATGTAGCCGTTGTGCTTGAAGTCGATCCCAGGGAAGGGCTCGCCGGGCAGGTCGTACCCGGGGGACAGGTACGGCATGTGGAGGCCGCCGCCACCGGTGAGCTGCATGACCGTGCCGGGCAGCACGCCGACCCGTACTTCCAGGGCACGGAACGACTTGTCGCCGCCGTTGCGCGGGTCGATGTCGATGACGGCCCAGCCGTTCTGCTTGCAAGGTGCGCCGATGTTCGCGTCAGGCTCCTCGGTCCACCACTTTCGGATGAGGCTGGCGTCGGTGGTGGCTGCCCAGAAGCCGTGGCAGGTGGGCACGCCGCAACGGCACTCCTCGGGACGGTGCTTCACGTACAGGCTGCTCTGCTTGTCGCAGCGCGCGCAGTTCGCGTAGGGGGTCTTGTTCCGGCGGACGCGGAAGACCTTGACGCCGAGGGCGGCATAGGCCAGTGCTGCATCGCCGAGTTCGGCGGGGATGATGCTGCCGACGTTCACGAACTGCTCTCTTCTACGAGCTGGATCGGTGGTTCGTGTGGCGGGGCGGGCGCCGGAAGGGGGAAGCCGGCGCCCGCCCCACGGGTCAGGCCGTTCGCTTCTTGGCGCGGGCGACGTCTTCGCCGAGGGAGGTGAGGTCGCTGATCCAGTGCCGCAGGGCCGCGTATACGGCGGTGGCCGTGGGCTGCTCTTCGAGGTGGGCGCGGATCGATCCGAGGACGATCTCGTGCCGTCCTCGTTCGGCGGCCCGCTTCAGGTACTGCTCTGCGTCGTCTCCGGTGCTTGCGACCGCGTCGGGGTCGACGCGCCTGACCGGCCACTGGCCCGGGCGTTCGGTCATCGGGCACCTCCCACGACCTGGGCGACGGACGCGACGATGTCGGTGGTGTGCCGTTCGCAGGCCGGGAAGTCGTATCGCAGGTTGGGCCCCGTGAAGGTGCTGACGACGTTCTTCGCCGTGGCCTTACAGCCGGGGCAGCGGTAGCCGCGCTGGTTGTGCGGCGAGTTCGGCCCGTCGGGGCAGTCGCACCAGGTGCACTGTTCGCCGTTGGCTGCGGTGATCGCGACCGGTACGAGGCTGGGGTCGGTGGCGGCGTCCCGTGCGGCGGCCAGGGTCTGGTCGGAGCGGAACGTGTCCTGCGGGGCCCGGGTCACAGCTGCGCCTCCGACCGGTAGGTGTGGACCGGCTTCCCTCCGTGGGCGATCCAGGCAAGTTCCTGCCCGTCGGTCCGCTCGGGCAGGTCGAGCCAGTTACGGGCCCAGTTCCCGTCGGGCAGCCGGACGGGCGGCGGATACTCCCACCTGCGGGCGAGTTCGGTGACGGGCGTCATGACGGCGTTCCACCGACCCCGGGTGTCGGTGAACACCCACAGATCCCGGGCCTCGGCTGCGTCGATAGCCAACTGCCGGTACATCTCCAGATGGCCGGGGCTCGTCTGGCCGATGCCGGAGAGGGATTCGACGGCGAGGTAGGCGTCGACCCAGTGGCGTCTCTGGACGTCGACGAAGAACGCCTTCACGCGGATGTCGCCGAAGAGGTAGGCGGGTCCGTCGAGACCGAGCCACCGGGTGTCGGTGTCGAGCATGAACTCGGCGCGCTCGGCCTGGTTGAAGGCGAGGATCGCCGCGTCCAGCGGCTCCCTGTAGTTGTTCATGCGCCACCGTCCACGTGCGTGTTGATGAAGCTGGTGAGGTCCTGGAAGGTCTCGGCCGGCTTGCCGGTGCTGAGTCCGTAGAGGGCGCGGAACTTGACCTCGAACTCGGCGGCGTTGCGGGTGGCGGCCGTCGGGGAGGCTCCTCGGGCTGCGAGGTACCGCTCGGCGGCGAACGGGTCCGATTCGGACCAGGGCGCGGGGATGCGGGACTCGATGTCGACCATCAGGTCGAAGGAGGCTTCGGCGATCTCGTCGCCCTCGCCCATGGTCTTGACGGTGGCGAGGAACTCCGCGCGTTCCAGGTAGGACAGGGGCTTGTTCACGCCGCCTCCCTGATCGCTGCGGGCGCATGGAACTGGGCGCGAAGGATCGCTTTCTGCCGGTCGGTGAGGGGCGGGGCGGCAGCAACGTTCGCGATCACCCGCGCCCAGTACGCGTCGTTGAGGGCGTCGTCGTCGAAGCGGCGCGGCCGGTCGGGCCGGGCCGGGCGGCCGGGGACGCCACGAGCGCCCCCGACCGTCACGGTGTTGGTGTCGGCGCTCACGCAGTCGCCCCAGTCGGCTCCGTACGGGAGAACAGGGTCATGACCTGGTCCACGACCCCGCCGGGATCCTGGGAGCGGTCGATCTGGTCGATGAGGAGCGCCCAGATCTTGCGCCCGTTCTCGACCTCGTCGTTGTAGTGGTTCTCCCGGACGCGTTCGAGGATCGGGTCCTCGCTGAAGTGGGCATAGATGCCGAGGAACTGGCGCACCGTGAGCCCACTGATCTGGCGGCGGTCGTAGGTGATGTGGTGGCCGTCGGCGTCGAGCCGGTGGACGAAGAACGTGTCCGGGGCGAGTTCGGCCTGTGTGACGTGGAGCGGCTGCTTGCCGAGCTCATCGGGCAGGGCGGCGAAGTAGTCGCACATGCGGTCGCGGAAGGCGTCGAAGCCGGCCTGGGTGGCGATCGGTGTCATGCCGTCACCTCGGTCTGCTCGTCGGTCGTACGGGCGACCTGGGCGAGGACACGGATCCGGTCGGCGAACACAGTGAGGCTGTCGGCGAACCTGTCGGCCTGGTCGGGGGTGAGCGACCATTCCTCGCCGCCGCCGTCCTCGACCCGGATGTGCGCGGCTCGCGTCTTCGGGTCCGTGGAGTACAGGAACTGGTCGAGGTGGGCGTACGCGAACAACTCGTCGTCGCCCGTCTGGAAGTTGGGCACGTACACGTCGACGTGGGCTCCCGCATGACCGACGTCGACAAGGTGCTTGGTGTCCTCGCCGGTGTGGTTCTCGACGCAGAAGCGGGTCGGGCAGACGGTGGCGACGAGGGTTCCGTCGACGAGGGCGGGCACGACGTGCAGGCCGGCGAGCGGGCTGGTGTCCGGTGCGGCCGTCATACCGGCATCACGCCCTGGTGGTTGAGGAGGGTGTGGAGGGCGGCGAGGCGTACGGCGGGGTCCTGGCCGAGCGGGACGACGAAGAGGCGGGTGCCGTCCTGCTCCAGGTAGTGCGCGAGGAGCTTGTCGCGGAGGGGCTCATCGAGGGTGGAGGTGTCCCACTCCTCGACCTGAAGGCCGTACTCGGCGACGAGGGCGTTGAAGGCCTCGATCGGGTCGGGGTGAAGCGCAGTGGGGGATGCGCTGAGCGTCGGGGCGGCTGGTGCCGCCTGTGTCAAGATGTTCATAGAGCTGTCCTGTTCTTACTTGCTGGTGAGTGCGGATCTGCTCGACTGAGGCGGCCCGGCTGGTACCCGGGCCGCTTCGTCGTTTCCGGCAGGCGCTCCGGCCTGGTACGTCGGAGCGGTGCCGTTCTCCTGCGGGATGAGCCCGAGGAATTTCCATGCGTCGACCGTGCGCACGTAGCGCCTGCGGCCGAGCGGGATCACTTCGAGGGGCAGGTTCCCCTCGGCAGCGACCTGGTAGCCGGTGGACTGGGCCATGCCGCACGCCTTGAAGAACGTGGGCAGGTCCATAAGTGCCGGTTCGTGGCCGAGGATCTCGGCGATGGACAGGGCCGGGGCGGTCACGCGACGGCCCGCGGCAGGAGCGGCTTCAGGTGGCTGGCGAGTTCGTCGAGATCGACGACCACAGCCAGCCGGTATAGCGCCTCGATGGAGAGCTGCTTCTCGCCGCGCTCCACCTTGGACAGGTGGCCGGGGTCGATTCCGGACTGGTGAGCTGCCGCCCGCAGTGACATCCCCTTCGCCTCGCGTGCAGCACGCAGCGACGGAGAGTTCAGCGCGGACGCTGAATTAATCTGCATACCGTTGACCATAGGCCACCGAAGTCACAGGGTCAACGAGATGCAGAGTGAATCTGGCGAGACGTTGACCCCTGGTCTACGGTGGGGGCATGAGTGATGACGAGACCATGCCGTGGGAACGAGACGACCTTCCGGAACATCTGCGCCGTCCTGAGGATCCAGTGCTGTCGATCAATCAGATCGTTTCCTACAACCTCATGCGCGCCAGGCGGACCCATGGCTGGACACAGCAGGACGTCGCCGAGTTGCTGGAGCGCTATACCGGCCGGTCCTGGTCAAACGCCAGCGTCAGCGCCGCCGAACGCGCCTACCACGGAGGCCGCCCACGACGATTCGACGCGAGCGAGATCGTCGCGATGTGCAAGATCTTCGACGAGCCCATCTCCTACTTCTTCATGCCGCCGGAAGACCAGTACCGAAACAAGTCCGTGGGCATGAGGGAGTTCCCTCAGGACGGCCCAGGAGCTACCGCCGACGACCTCATGGCACTGATCCCTACGGCCACGCTGGTCGAAAAGCTAGGCATGCACAAAGCGTCCGCCGAATTCACGGACCGTCTCCGGCGCCTGGCACTCCAGTGGCTGGGGCTGTCGTGGAAGGGGTCGGAGTTCGCCTTCCCCTTCCGCGAGGTCACGCTGGAGGACATGGGTCTGGAAGACCTGAAGCCGCAGGAGGAGACGTCGCGGTCCGGGGTGGATATTGAGGTGGTGGAAGCGAGGGAACTTGCCCAGATCGTGGAGCAACAAGTGACGGATTCACTTCGTGCTCTCCATCCTGAACTGGTGCGCAGCATCGCTCAGGCTCTGATTCAGGCCAATCTCACTGTGGTCAAACCGAAGAATGAGGGGGAAAAGCTGCTGTGAAGGGTTCCACATACCGCCGTTGTTACTGCCGTGACGGAGATGGCAAGGCGCTGAGCAAGGCGTGCCCGCAGTTGTCGTCCCGGCGGCATGGGGTGTGGGCAGTGCGGCAGGAGCTTCCGGCCCGCGGGGACGGCACCCGGCGGTCGTTCTCCCGCTCCGGGTACGAGACCGCCAAGGACGCTCAGGAAGTCCTCGACACGGTGCGGGCCCTGCTCGCCGTCGCGGACAGCGACGACACCGAGGGACAGGTCAGGGTCGGTGATCTGCTGGAGCTGGTGTCGAAGGACAAGAAGGCGCCCCTGCCCGAGCTCGACGACGTGCGTCGGCGGTACGCCACAGGGCAGTCGCTGACCGCGCAGACGACCGTTGGCGCATGGCTCGACGAGTGGCTCGCAGGACGGCGCGGCCGGCGCACAGGGATCAGCCGGGACGAGTCCAACATCCGCGTCCACCTCAAGCCCCGCATCGGGCACCTGCGCCTGGACCGGCTCCGCGTCTCACACCTCGGGGAGATGTTCGACGCGATCGCCGACGACAACGAGACCATCGTCACGGAGAACGCGGACCGCCGTGAGCAGATGGCCCGCTGCAAGTGGGGCAAGCCCGGAGTCCCGCCGGCTACCGAGCGGCCACGCCTCGCAGCGGAGAAGGCGAAGCTGGACGAGATGCCACCCTTCCGGCAGGTGGTGGGGCCGGCCACACGGCAGCGGATCCGCTCGACACTGCGCGCCGCCCTGAACGACGCCATCGCACAGCAGCGGTTCGGCATCACGTTCAACCCGGCCTCGCACGTGGAGATGGATTCCGGCAGGCGGCCCAAGGGCCTGCTGTGGATCGACGAGCACGTGAGGCGCTGGCAGGAGACGGGCGAGAAGCCGTCGGCGGTGATGGTGTGGACGCCCGAGCAGATGGGGTCCTTCTTGCAGCACGCCGTCGATGACCGGCTGTACGCCTTGTTCCACCTGGTCACGTTCCGCGGGCTGCGGCGCGGTGAGGCGTGCGGGCAGCGGTGGACGGACGTCGACCTGGACAAGGGGCTGCTCACCGTTGCGCGGCAGATCGTGCAGGACGGATGGACGGTGTACGAGGACGTGCCGAAGACGAACTCGGGCGCCCGCACCATCGCCCTCGACACGGGCACCATCCAGGTCCTGAGGGAGCACCGGGAGCAGCAGGAGAAGGAACGTGCGAAGCTCGGCGCCGCATGGGTGGACACCGGCCGGATCTTCACCCGGGAGGACGGCAGCTGGCTGCGGCCGTCGCATGTGACGGACCGGTTCGCGGAGCTGTACGGCCAGGCGGAGTTGCCGCCGGTGCGGCTGCACGATCTGCGGCACGGGGCGGCCACGCTGATTCACGCCGGGGGCGGGGATCTCCACGCGATCAAAGAGACGCTCGGGCATGCGGGCATCGCGATCACATCCGACACGTATGCGCACATGCTGCCGCAGGTGGACCGGGCGATCGCCGAGGCGGCGGCCAAGGTGGTTCCGATGCCGCGAAGGGGCCAGCCCGTCAAGATCAACGGCACTGCCGCTCACGCAGCGCTCACGCAACCGGCCCCGGACGGGGAGTCCGAGGCCGGTTCTGACAGGGAAGCCGAGGCTTCTCCTGCTGGTCAGGCATCCTGA